ATTATTATGGGCAAACAAAAAAAGTGCATTAGTTAAACTTATGAAAACTGATTTTTACCGTAAAGGTAGTGAAGCGGGTTATTTTTACGATTTTTTGGGTAGGTTTGGTTTTCCGTTTAAGTTAGATGAGAATAAAGAAAAACGCCTTTCGCTGATAGAAGATATAAGGGGTAGTTTGGATAATGATGTAATACAAGTCAACAACGTTCTAAAGTATATGGGTTTTTCCGAGCGCGTTAAAGCTGGTGGGTTAAAAGAAAAGAAAATTGAAAAAACATTAGATGACATCAACCAGAGCTTAATTAAACATAATATTAATGGTGTAAGTTTTGAAATATCACCTACTTATGTCAAGAACACAACAGTGTTTAAAAATCAAAAAGAATTAGATAACAGCATATCAGAGTTAGTTAATCGTTTACCCTCTAAAGCAATAGAGGAATTAAAATCTGGCAATACAAAAATCAAATTGCTTAATCGTATTGAAGCTGGGAAGCTTAGTGAATTGACTCAGAACCCCCGTGCATCAGGTTATTATGTCCCTGACACTAAACAAATATACATATTTCCAACTAAGACATTGCAAGGGGGATTTAATATCGATGTGAATAACGCTATATTGGCCGCATATAGCATAGATTTTATTTATAAACTAAGTACAATTACGGGCAAAGATAGATGGGCTAATACAGTTGCTCACGAAATTGCTCACGCAACAGCGTTAAATAATAACCAAATACAAGACAATTACAATAAATATGTGTCTGAGTTTAACAATGAACCTAAAAGCAAAAACGATTATATTACTAATTATGCCAAAACTAACTTACACGAGGATTTTGCTGAAACGTTTGCTTATTATTCTCAAAACAGAGCTTTAATAGATAAAGAAATTGACGCTAATAGCGATGATTTATTCTCAAAGACATTAATTAAGAAATTTAAATTTATGAGGGATAACTTATGGAATTAATATATAATAACAAAACAATGGGCTCAATTGTAGATGATAAAATTATATTTAATGACTATGACTTAAATCCATTTATTGACGAAAATGTTTTTGATATGATAGAAGAAGAAGATGAGTATGGCAATATAATTTATGTTGAAGAGCCAGCGAGCTTAACTAAGAAGATAGTATTTCTTAAAGAATTAGGTTTTGAATTTAAGTGAGATAATGGTTACTAAATCAGATATTATTACACAAGTTAATTCTAAATTGAAGAGTCTTAACCTAAAAAATAAGCATAGTATTATATCTGAACTTTCTACGTTATTTGGGTCTATTATCCCCCAAAATATAAAGACATATTTAGCTGATACTTATAAGAAACAAGCACGGGCTATATATAAAGATGTTATATTTAACGATAATGATAAAAATATTATATACAACTATTCTAACTCTAAATTGTTGTGGCAGGCGTATGCTAACACTAACGTTGCGATAACAAAGAAGATTAATAGTATTATAGCAAGTAATTATGAAGATGGTGTGTTTGATATGACTGCGGCCAAGAAGCAGTTTCTTAAAGAGATTCCTGAGTTAAGCAAGAATCGTATTAACACAATCTTACGGACAGAGAATAGTAATATAAGGCGTTTGGCACTGGAACAGACTTATAACAAGTTAGATCCTGAAGGTGAGTTTAGGTATAAATGGATTATCGCTCGTGACAGCAGAACAACAAACATTTGTAAGCGTATTGCTATGCGAACGAGTAAAGGTGTAAGTATGGAAGACCTAAAACGTATTATTGAGGAAGAAGCCGACCCAAAGACTTACACACCTGATAGGCCGTTTAGTCCTCATTTGAACTGTCGTAGCACATATATTAAAGTATAGGGGTGGTTAAATCGGACAATGTAAATGTGGGAAACAAATGTTTTTGATATACGAGAACGGATTGAATCAGCGTAAGTGGTTGTGCCCACACTGCTTGAAGTCGGTTACTTGTTCATCAACAGAGATAATGGTATGGGAAAACGTATCGGAGAAAGATGTGGTGCATAATGATATCAAACGAACAGTTAATAAGAGATAATACTTCTTTGGATAAACACTTGGAGCAGTTAAGGAACAGATACCCTTATTCTGGCCACGATGATTTAACTCTGAAGTTNTATGAGCAGGTGTACCCTTATACCGATGTAATGTGTATGCGTTGCGCTCGTAAGTATAGGGACAGGTCTTTNGTNAAGAAAGGCACNNTATTGCAGAAGATTGACTTATGTCGGTTCTGTGGTCAGTATTATGACTTACCCTCTAACTTCCTACAAGTTACATTATTATTAGGTCGNGANTCTTATAAGCGTATTAGTAGGTTAGACCAATACGATAATACTGAGTCCATACGTAACAAAGCTGTTGAAAAAACAGAGCAAATAGTGGGTCGTATGCAGGACAAACGCTATAAGTAACCGAAATGTATATAAATACAGACTTTGTATTATATATAAAGAGAAAGATACGGATACTGCAACGAGTTAAATATATGCGAGTGGTATAGGTGTCTTTTGATAATTTAATAATTTTAGATGACAAAAATAGATTGTTCTCTGCGATAGTAACTGCGGAGATACCTGATTCTCAAGGCGACCTAATTGATGTTAACGAGTTTGAAGAGTCTTTTTTCAAAGCTCGTGTTCGTAATAATGGCACAATACCTATTTCTATTAATCACTCTAACCAGTTTGTAGGTAATTGGTTTGATGGTGAGCGTGTTGTTTTAAGTGATGGGACTCGTGCTTATAAAGCGTACGGTAAAGTATTTGCTTCTGACCCTGACGTGTTTGAATACGATGCTGTTTGGGAAGGTATGAAGCAAGGTGTTTACTCTGGAACATCTATTGGTGGTGGCCTTATTGAAAGGATACCTTACAAATACAAAGGTAGAGACGTAACTAAGTTATCCAAGATTCCGTTACAGGAGATTTCGTTGATTGGTGGGTATCGTGAAGATGGTACTATGCGTAATCCAGCTAACCCGTTGGCGTTGTTACAAGCTATGTCGTTGGCTAAGTCTGACGATTTAAAGAAGCCTGGCAATGTTGATGAGTTAAAGTGGGCAGAAGCTAAGGTTAAAGTGAAATCTGAATATCCTGAGTTAAACGAAGATGATTCAAGGTTTTGGAAGTTAACTAATTCTATTTATCAGAATTTGATAAAAACTAATGAGGTGGATACAATGGCAGAAGAACCTTCAAAAGTAATTGAAGAACAAACCGAAGCTGTTGCTGAATCAAAAGAATCCTCTGAGATTATGAAGATGCTTGAAAAGATTTATAAAGCGGTTTATAAAGAGGAAGACGAAAAGGTTGAGCAAGAAGTTTCAGTAGACCCAGAGATGGAAAAGGAAGAACCTAAAGAAGAAGTTTCAGAAACTACTAACGACGAAGAACCAGCGGTTGAAGACAAAGGTGGCGAAGAAGCAGAACCTAAGGTAGAACCTAAGGATAACGAAGAAATAGAGAAAATGAAAAAAGAAGTTGATAGTTTAAAAAAAGAGATAGATGTGTTGAAAAAATCTGAATCTAAATCAACACCTATGGTTTTAAACAAAGAGTCCTTACCTAAGAAATCGGTTTGGGAATTAGAAGTTGAAAGAAAATTAAAGGTGATATAAGATGGCTGTAAGAACAGTAAAGGAATTATTAGATGCAACTTATGGTAAAGCATACTCCGATAAATTGAGCAAAGCTGACGACCCTGTTATTTCAACAGTTGCTGGTTACGCTAACACAGTGTACGGTGCAAGAGCTTTTATCAATGTAGCGTTCTCAACAAGCACTTTTGGTATTTTAGCTAAAGATGCTTACGGTGGAGAAAACCCTGATGGTATGAGATTATTATACGCAACAGGAACACAAAGCACAGGAATAGACGAAAACGCAGTTTTACCTGATACAGACAAATCCGATGTATTAGAAGCTGTTGTTGGATTCAAAGAAGAAGTTTCAACTTTTGAAGTAACTAAGAAAGCTATTTTGAAAGCAAGAGCAAACGATTATTACGATTTAAACCAAGAGTTAGAATTAAGAGGAACTCTACACACAAGCGGTATCAACGGACATTTGAACACAGATGCTGATACTTTAGCAGGATACAACACAGAGTCAATTGACCGTGTAACTATCTCAGAAGCTGCTGTGGCTGCTTTATCATACACAGCTGGTGATAACGATATGTATAGTTTAGACGTTGGAACTTACACTTGGTTTGATCCGATATGTGACCACAACTCAGGCACAGACAGAGCATTTGATTTTGGTTACATCTTTAAGAACAACGCAAGTATTAGAAACAACAACGGTATAGTTCAGAAGATTATAACTAAACCTGATACTTACGGACAGATGATGGCAAACGCACAAACACAAATCAGATACGGCGCTGCTGCTGAAATAAAATACACTATGACTGAAGAAGGTGCAAAACTAAGTAATGGTGGAGATGCAGGTTACCCTGTTGCTGCTATTGATGGTGCTGCTATATTCCAAGATAGTGCAGTTCAAGCTGATACAGTTGGAAGAATCTACTTGATTGATGACTCCTCACAATTTGGAAGNCCACAATTAAGTCTAAACATTGCNGCTCCAACTATGTTACAAACAGCAAACAACGCTCCGTTGTTAGATGCGGTTAAAGAAAAGTCTATGTATTACACTGCTCTTGAATTAAGAGTAAGAAGTAGATTTAGACAAGGTTCAATTAGAGATTTGAAAACAGCTGCTTTATAAAAGCGCTTTTTTCCTTTCTTTTATTTTATATGAGGTGAAGATAATGAAGGTTGATTTAAGAGATAAAACAAACGACCAGCAGATAATGACTGACTACCATAGTTTTTACTTTGGACACTCAGAAGCTCCTAAGGAGTTGGATTTATTTAATGTTCCTACTAAGAACGTTCAATCAATTATTTTAGGTTCAAGAACTGTTAATAAAGGTTTTTGGAGAGCTATGAGAAGTTTCGTTAAAAACTACAAGCGTGTAGCTGTTGAATTATCTAAAGAGGAATATGAGTTGGTTAAGGAATTTGAGCCAGAGGTATATGAATTATACATTAAATACCATAAAGGCCGATTCAATGAAGACAAGATAATTGATGAGCCCGTTGCATTACCGTTTGGTGATGTAGTTAAGAAGGTTCACAGTAAAAAAAAATAGCCATAAAGGAGGTTGGTAGGTATGGCAGTTGGAAGTACACACATTTGGGGCAGACTTAAAGGTTATCTATGGCAATTATTTGCAGAAAGAATTAGAATGGAGCGAATAAGTATTGGTGGTAGTGGTAAGGCATTTACAACTTATGCTACTGGTGGTGTTGAATACGATATTTGCGTAAATCACGGATTCAGCGAAACTGAGACTATGGTTTACATAGAGCCAATAACAGCATACAGATTTGCTTACGATAAGACTAATAACAAGATATTTTTCTTTGTTCAAGCAACAGGTGCTGAGTTAAGTAACGCAACTGATATCTCCGACGTAACAATCTATGCAACTTTGATTGGTAAGGGATTATAAAATGGTTACTGTTGAGGCAAATACGTTAGAAGAAGGGTTGGTCAAGGTGGCACAACTCTTAGGTTCTGACATTTTGAGCCAGAGCAAACTTAACTTACAAGAGAGCGAAACGATTGACACAGGTCAATTGTTACAGAGTGGAGAGTTGATTTTAAGGAGCGATGGTGCGACGGTCAGATACGGAATAAACTACGCTGATTTCGTTGAATACGGGACAGACCCGCACTGGACTCCTATTGAGCCACTTATAGAGTGGGCGAGAAGGAAAGGTATGGACGAGGGCTTTGCGTTTGCAGTTCAGAAGAAGATTGCTAAGTTTGGAACAGACCCTAATCCGTATGCAAGAAACGCAGTAGACCAAGTGATAAAAAAATATAGTGGTTAGATATGGCAAATTATGATTTTAATGTAGTAGTAAAAGACCAAGCAGGGAATTTAGTTGCTTCTGCAACTGTTACCGTTTATGCGTCATCAGGCACAGTCGTTGGGACTGGCACAACTAATGCAAGTGGTGTATTAGCTACTGCGATTAGTTTGGATACTNCGGACAACACTCACCGAGTAGTTGTTACTAAGACAGGTTATACTACTTACGATAACAGTTACGAGATATCTTACGATGACACAAGTTATTATATTAAATTACCTGCATACTCTACAACATACTGCACACAACGACAGGTAAGCGAGTTTATGGGTCGTGGTTCAGCAGGGTGGACTAATACTTCAACACCTACTGATTCGGTTGTTGCAGACTTTATTACACGTAACGAGCAAGAGATTGATACTTTCTTAATGACTTCATTTAAAGAGAACGATATTGAATACGAGTATCACGGATTATATAGTGCTACTCGGAACAATGAAGGGTTTGTACCTGTGTTCCCGCGTATGCGTCCGTTAAGAGAGAAAGACTCAGACTTTGAGATTGAGGTATGGTCAGGTTCAAGCTATACTAATTATGTTACAGATAAGACTGAGGGTAGAGATAAAGATTATTACTTTGATTACGACAAAGGCATTTTGTATATAAAGGCAAACGGTTATGGCGACAACGCCTTACGTTTAACATACAAATGGGGTAAGTCCACTGTTCCAGCAGACGTAACAAAGTTATGTATATTAAAGACAGCATTAAATTTAGTAGATTTAGACGACTTTGCGAATAGTTTACGGCAAGGTGACCAGCAATTAACAACCAAGAGAGATAGTTACATATCTCAGATAAAGATGTTAGAGAAGCACTTGACCAAGTTCAGATTTTGAGCTTGAGTATATATATTGATTAATTGGGGGTGCGTTGAAATGCTTAACGCAAGTAGGTTAGTTAAGGAACTTATTGAAGATAATTGGAACTCAGCAAACACTGGCAGTCGCACTCCTGAGTTTAGTGAATATAAAGACAAGAAGCGTCCTGATTCTTATAACCGCACTGATGTAGTTTATACTTATAATAGAGTATCTGATGAGTCTCCTACTGCGGTAGGTAATGTTGCACGTAAGGTAGTTAATAGAGTATCTGTTGATTTACGCACGTCTGAGTCAGATGACCAAGCTAATCTAATGGAAAAAGAGATTAAACGAATTATACGTAATAACGTTAATTATTTAGTTCCTGAGGGGGTGTCGCACTCTACTGTTGGGCAACAAGTAGTTATAGAGATTACAGGCACTACACCGTTCAGTAACACAACAGATTCTAATTACGTTCATAACTACAAGCGTGTTATTGAAGTTAATTTAACAAGTCATATGGAGTTGGTATAATGAGAGTAAAATATTTAGGTAAGAAAAAATGTTTTAAGACTTCTACAAATACAGGTCTTTTCTATGAGTTTATAGATAATATATGTGACGTAGAGGACAAACAAGATATAGAGTTTTTTTCAAGTCATAAAAGTTATGAGATTTTAGATTCAAAAAAGAAAGCAAAAATAGGAGATGGTGAATAATGGCTTACGACACAGGTTATACAAGTTTTTATAGAATGAAGTTAGAAAGTACGTGGGGTACGGCAGTAGTTCCAGATGTAGATATAGGTTTATTAGAAGCGACTGGTAACATAAACCAAACTCAAAATGTAGAACAAAACTATGGGTCGGGGTCAAGACTAAATAACCAATTGACTTATGGTAAACACGCAGTAAGTGGAAGTCTTTCAGGTAAATTATTAAACGGTAAATTAATTGCTTATGCTTTAGGTACTGATACTCCGTCAGGGAGCAGTCCGACCACACATACAATAGGTGTTAGTGATACAACAGACATAAGTTCTTTTACTCTGGGTCAATATCACGTAGCGACAGATAAAGGTTTAGTAGTTAATGGTTGTAGAATTAATGACATTAGTTTAACTTTAGACACAAGTGGAATATTAGAGGGTACTTTCAATTGGATAGGTCAAGAGGTTGTTCCTTTAGCATCTACTGTTGGTGTAAGACCCGCAGTTGCACAATCAGTCTTACCGAGTTATGTAGGTACAGTAAGTTGGAACGCCGCTGAAATTGAGTGTAAGGCATTTAGTTTTAATTATGGCAATTCTTTAGGTGATGATGAATATTCAATTGGTGACCGAAGACGTAAAGCAATAACACAGGGTGCGGTTGATATAAGTGGTTCATTCACATTAGTATTTGAAGATTTTACTGAATATGAGGATTTTCAATCAACGTGGAGTACAGGTGTAGAAGTAGGAACTGCAAGAGCGTTAAGCTTAGTTTCAACAACTGGCGCTACAACAACTCAATATGAGTTAAGTATGGGTATGACAGGCGTTGTTTTAAGCGAAGTTAACCAAGCAATAACTTTAGATAATGGTAGAGTAGTTGCAGAGTATAGTTACACAGCAGATGCGATGGGTACGGTTACATATAAAGACCAATTAGCAACAACATATATAGCATAGGATTAATTCCTATGTTTTTAGAAGGACGGTGAGATAATGATAGAGCAAATAAGAGAACCACTATGGGAAGAGTTTTTAGAATATATTAACGAATTGTCTGCGATAAAAACAGATGATTCATTTAATGAAGTTCTTAAACTAAGATATAAATGGATTGCAAAATTGTCAGATAACAAAATAACAGAATCAACACTTAGCAAAATGACACGAAAAGAGGTAATGGAGTTATTTAATTATTTAACCCAATTAATGGGTTATTCCACTGAGGGTGATTCAAAAAAGTGATACGCTATCTGTCGTCATCAAATAATATGAAATCTGTTCTGTTGTCAGAAAATTATTTGAACGACAAGCAATATTTTTGGGTTATTTGGCGAGAGATAGTAACTAAATATGGTTTTATAAAACCAGAAGAATTGAGGAAAATGAAAAAAAAAGATTTAATAATGATAAGGGATTTGGGTTGATATGGCTGCAGAAGAAATTACATTAAAGGTTGTCAATGGCGGAAGTGGTGTCTTTGAGTCTTCTACAGGGGCAAGCACAAAACAACAAAAAGATACCTCTCAAATAGCTGATAATATTTCAGTATTAAAAAAAGCATTTATTGGCGGACTTATTGGTCATTCATTAATTAAATCATCTCAATTAATGCAAGCCAACACCGAATTAATGAAAAAGAGTTTTTATTTAGGGTTGAGGCCTATTGGCAATATTCTTGGAAAAGCAATGTTGCCCTATACGATAGGTTTCTATAAAGAAATGTTGCTCTTAAATAAACAGTTTGAAACTGTAAGCAATGCCTTAGAGAAAGAAGAGAAAAAATCAGAAGAGAAGTATTTTAATGATTTGATAACTGCACAAGAGCAAATCGCAACAAATCTTGCTGAAATACCAAGTGTAATTACTTCTCTTTTGGACGTTAAAACAGTTCTTGATACAAATGAAAAAAATCAGAAGATAAGAGATAATTTATTAAAATCAACGGTAGAAAGTAACTTACAACCTGCACTTAAAGCATTTGAAACGGTGCAAGAAAATAAGAGTTTTTGGACTTCTTTGATAGGGGGAGCACAAAGAGTTATCAATGGTGGAGCGCCCGGAAATATGGGTTATAATCGTTCTGAATTAACTGATATTTTTAAAACGCAGTTTCAGAAAACCTCAAAAGAAACAATGATAACTGATAAGGGGTTTGTATTTCAAAAACCAATTAATATGGACGCCGCAAATATAGATCTAAAGATGGATACTGGTGCTGGTTTCTGGGACATATTTAAAGACCCTTCAACAGAAATGAAACTAAAAATTGAAACCTTAAAACAATATAATGATTTTATTGGCGGAGTCTATGGAGATGACGCTGTTATTAAACATTTTGAGGCAAACAACAAGGAATACAATAATCACGTTAAAAGAATATATTCTTCTGAGTTGTCAAATGCAGAAAAAGATGCAACAAAAATAGCGTATGACAGTTATATTAAATCAATTTATAACGAACAAATACAAAATGAATTAAGAGAAATTACAGGTAATGATTATGCAACTTTTTTTGATGAGATAACTGGTCAACCAAAACAAGTAATGCAAAAATATTTCTCAGGAAAAACTACCTTAGAATATACTGCTAACGAAATATCAACTATTGTAGGTAAAGCTAAAAAAGATTTAACTTCATTTGCGGCTATATTAAGAGCGAGTCTTTCTCGGGGGCCTGTTTCGTCAGGTGGAATGTCATCACCAGGAGGCATACAAACACCCGGTGGTAAATTTGTAGGGTTTACATTACCAAAGAAAGTGAATGATTTAATTTTGACAAAAGATGGTAGAAGTTTTGAAACGAGTCCGCAAGACAACATAATTGCTACAAAAGGCGGGGCTGGTGGATCAATAAATACAATGAATATTAACATCAATGTAGAAGAAATTAACTCAGAAATACAACTACGTGAGTTAGCAAACAAAATCGCAACATATACTCAAAGACAATTATCATATAAGACAGGTGGTTACTAATGGCGGAATGGGCATTTAAAATAGGTTCAAATGTATTTGATTTAGGTCTATTTGAAGTTAATTCAGCAAAAGTTAATAATAATACGGTTTTGCCCGGGACTTATGGTTCTGAAGCTCCATTAGTCATAACGATGTTAGTATCGTATAGAGTATATACAATAACAGGTAGATTTATTGGTTCAGAATCTGAAATTGAAGACTTTATAGATGAGTTAGATGATGCGGAAACAGACCCCTCAACAGGCAATCCAAAACAATGTTCGCTTAAAAAAAGGTGGAAATCTACTTATACTAATGTATGGGTCAGTGCATTTGTTTATGATGATACAAAAGCAACACCTGGATATATAGATTATATTTTAGAATTAACCGAAGGAAGCCCAATCGTGTGATATTATGGTATCTAAAAAATCCAAAATAGAAATAAGTTTTGATGGTAGCACATACACTGATGTTAGTTCTTATTGTAACGGTTGGAGTTATACTGGCTCATTAGACAATATTGCGGATACTGCATTAATTAGGTTTGTTAAGACTATTAAGGACACATATACTTTAGATAATTACCTTTACGTTAAGTTATACGAGGGTTGGACTACGTCTACCGATAGGTTGGTGTTTTGGGGCGTAATAACCCGTATAGTAGATAAATATGATTACATAGAGCTTGATTTAGCAGATAAAACTTACTTATTACTTAAATCTAAACAGGTTGCTGTTTATAACTCATCTGACACGTATGGTGGTGTAATAAGCGCTATTGCTGAGAACTTGATTGAAAATGTAGGTCTAACAGCGGTTGTAGAACCGACAGACTCTTCAACTAACTTAGACCAGTTTATAGTTAATGATAACACTAACGCATTAGAACGATTAACTGCTTTAGCTAACGCAGTAGACTATAATATCTTATACGACCCCGAAACAGACTCAGTTTATTTTGTGTCAAAGGGTTATTTTACTAATTCTAATGTATTAACAGTCCCTAACGATTTCTCGGAACGGCCTAAATGGGACGAAGACGCAACAAGAGTATTTAATGACTTAACACTAAAAGGTGGGACATCTTCAGGTGTTAGAACTAAATTAACAAGTGGTGACGGTGCTGAAGATACTTTTTCAGTTGATTTAACGCCAACTGACTCAGTTAAGGTAGAAGTAGATATTGCAGGAACTTGGACAGAACAAGTTCAGGGAACGCCAAGTGTGTCTGCAACTTACGATTATTCTATTGACAAAGCGAACAAACAGATTATATTTGCGGCAGGTAGTATTCCAGCTGTTGGCGTAGACAACGTAAGGATAACTATCTCCGCACAAATCCCCCCTGTTGTAAATGTAATTAATGAAACGAGTATTACCTCGTATAACTTAGGAACAGATAGTGCAGGAGATTATATTCCTATTAAAGAAACAATAATACTTGATGATATTTTTAGCGTATCTGATGCGTTAATAAGGGCTGAGAATATGCTTAATATATTTTCAACTCCATTTTATTCTACTACTGCTCAAGTATTAGCTACAAGCGATAAACTATACGATTATAAATTAGGTGAAGTTGTTCCTGTTACTGATGCGAATATAGGGTTTACAGAGCAAGAGTTTGTGATTACTGAGATTATTCGTGAGTGGCCAGGAGCTGGCGCTAAAATATCATTAGGCAATAAAGCGTATAAATTAGGTCAATTTGAGAGTATGACTGATGCACGGTTAAAAAGGTTAGAGAATCTATTAAGTGGTGATTATGAGGTTTTAAATGCTTCACGAGGGCTTTTCCACACCATAGAAGTTAAACGAGATTCAATGACTTATGATTATTATTGTATTTGTGATTCCTTTATTCTTGGTCACCCAACGAATGGGTTAATAGGTATGGGTGAGATATTAGAAGATTTTGAGAGTGGTTTTACTGCTAATTGGTCTACGAGTAATTGTTCTATTGCTGAAGAAACAACTGAATACTTAACAGGTGTTATGAGCTGTAAGATTACGCCTACTGACAATTGTTCTATAACTACGACACAATCTTTTGGCGATTTAAGTTCTTATACGGGGGAATCAAGCGGAACACCATCGCAAGGCACAATAGGGTTATGGGTTAACAACAATACTTCAACAATCTCAGAAGTGAGATTGAAGATAGGGTCTTCATCAACGGATTATGCATATTACACGGGTGTTATTTATCGTAGTACAGAAGATGGGTTTGGATGGCAAGATGATTGGACTTATTTAACATTTGATTTAGATGTAGCTGAGTCGGTGGTTGGAACGCCTGATTGGACTGCTGTTGACTATGCAGTAATAGAGATAGATTTAACTACCATTAATGGTGATATATATATAGATTATTTAACAATTAGCGAAAGCGATGTAATTGGCCTTAACGGATTAGGTTATAGGTCAATGTTTAAGACAGGTTATAGTGGGTGATTATAGTGGCAGGTAATATTACAACAGACGGAAAAAATATATATACGAGTAGAGCGTTTGCAAGTAGTCCTACTTATTCACGCGTTCAGTATTGGCAGTTAGGTATGTGTGGTAAAACACCCGCTGTTACTGACACTAAATTATTATCACCTATACCTATTACAACAGCAAGTGTAGCAAGTATAGACGCTTGTGATGCAATTACGGGTTGGAGTGTTGGTGGTGATGCTGATGCTGTAACGTTGAATAATACAGCTGGTGAGTTCTTAGAAGGTACAGGTTGTCTTAATATGCCTGTTACTTATGTAGCAGGAACATCTAATTGGTATAGAACGGTTGGTGCTTTTGATGGGACTGGTGATTACTTTACTTGGTTTGTGTATATTACAGACTTAGCAGATATAACTGCGGGTGCTACTGCGTGTGTGATACATTTAGGCACAGGCGGATTTACAGATTANAACATTTACAACTTCAATAAAACACAGTTACAGGTTGGTTGGAATGCATTAGTATGTGATGTAGACAACCCTGATTCCACTGCTGGTGCAGGTGCTACAACTAACAGTATTGATAGGATTAAGTTAACTATTACTAACGCAGTTTCTTGGACTACTAACGATGTCCGTATGGACTGGGTTCAGACTTACCCTATAACTGATACATTAGGTTCATTTACTGCGGGGTATCCTGTATTCAACACCACAAACAGAAGTGTTTCAATTAGCGGACAAGATTTGTCAACAAGTAGTAATGGTTATATTATAAGAGAGTTTGGGTTGTATAATGCTGATGCTACAAAAACA